GCAAGGGTTTTAGCTTGTAAAAAACGAAAACAAAATGCTAATGATTTCGCCCAAAAAATATTAGTATTAATCGAGCCACACAAGGACAAGACCACCCGACAGATTGCCCAGTTACTAAATGAGATTGAAGTACCAACGAGCAGAGGGGGCAAGTGGTACGCCTCCACTGTCAACAACATCTTAAAAAGGGGGGCTGTAGCATGAATCAAAAGCTAAAAAATATCATTGAAATCATTGTTTCAGTAATTGGAATTGTTTGTATTATTGGCTCAATTTATGTGGGGTTGTGGGCTGGTTGCGCTTTGATTCCTAGTTGTTTTGTGCAAAATTTCTAAGTTTTTACAGGCGAAGGGGAGCAAACTCGATGACTTCAGACGCAAAAAAAACTTACTTTGTAAATTTATATTTCTTACGTTACCGCAGGGAAAATAAAAATGTGAAAGAATTTTACAGCTTTGAAAAATCAACAGGGCCTTTTGAAACTTGGGGTGCAGCAGAACAAAAAAAAGCAGAAGTTGAAAAAGGGTTACTGCAAACAATGCAGAACCCAGAAGATTTTAAAGTGGAGATTGAAAAACAAAATTATGAGGGTTTTAGAAATGTTGAAAAAAATTATTAGTTGGTTTGACGATCCGTATCATCGCAAAAAAAATGGTAGCCCTTACGATCGAGGGTCTGCTGATTCATATTATTTGCGAAACTTTATTAATGGATTAGCAGAGCCACACTGTTTCGTGGATTCAAAAGGCAACTACTCAATGGTTAACTCGACTCGGATCGATGAAAATGAAATGACTCGATTTCAAATAAAAGAATATTACAAGGGCTTTGAGGATAACGAAAAGTCAGGATTAAAAAAAACTTACTGCGAGGATTAAATGAAAAAAACTATTACAGGTAAAGAGTTGGGCGCAAGTGAAATAGCTACGATTATTCTAGGTAAAAATTCGTATGGCCAAACAGATAACGATGTATTAGACAAACACAAACGAGCTTCAATAGGTGTTAGTCATATTAAAGATAATCTATATTCAAGACCACTAACAAGGGGCAAACATTTAGAAGCTGGGATAGTTAACTGGTGGCTTGAAGAAACTTTTGCCGTACAAAAAGTTGAAATTGTAGCTGATGAATTAGATTTTGCGGTACGTATGGAGCGAGAAAAAATTGGAGCTACGCTTGATCGGTTGATCAAAATTAATGGTGAGCTTGAAGTTGACGGAGAAGTCTTTACAGGCGAAGGGGTGCTAGAAATTAAGACGGATTATTACCATCAGAACAAACCAAAAATTGAATGGATTTATCAGGTAAATCAACAACTTATTTGTGTAAATAAAACGCTAGACAAAAAATTAACATGGGGGCTTATTGTTTGCGCTTGTCAAAAAGGAAAGCTCCACACTTATCCAGTAAAACTAAATAAAAAATATATTAAAGATATCTTCGGAGCAGCGATTACTTTCTGGAATCACTTCGACTACGGTACACGTTTTCCTAAACCAAAAGAAAAACAAGAAGATAAAAAGCTCGATATCAGAACTCTCAATCCAGAACATATAGTTACTTTCAACAATGAAAATTATTTACTTGTTGATATCATTGATAACTATCTCAATGCTAAAAGAGAGGAACGTCAAAGCAAAAAAACCACTACCACTCACAAAGAAATTTTAGACTTTGCCATTGATCAAATGAATTGCGATGGTATCCAAATAGATAAATTTCATGTCGTGGCTGAGAGAACAACAAAAGAACGGACTGAACAGCGAGGAACTGGGCAGTTCTACGATACCAGGAAACCTATTAAAATAACTGAAGAAGAGGAAGATCTAAATGTCTAACGCAAAACAATGTTTGATAAATGCCATCAAAGAAATGACTGAACTACCTGATAAAGATAAGGTTAAAATTCATAATAAATTTTACACTGGCGTAGCCACTAGAATTGAAATACTGCGAAAGCACTTAGGCACAGACGTTAATATTGTTACCGATATTGTAAAAGAAAACGAAAAACAAATTGTCATGAAAGCTAAAATTGAGCTTTACGAACATGGCCAATATCGAACTGTTGCGTGTGGGATTGCTGAAGAAAAAATAGGAAGCTCTGCCGTCAATCGAACTTCTGCATTTGAAAACTGCGAGACTAGCGCATGGGGTAGAGCTTGTGGGAATTTGGGATTACATGGTGGCGAAATGGCCTCTGAGTTTGAAGTAGTAAATGCTAAAGTTCAACAAGCTGAAATAAAGTCTCAGCCTGGTAAAGCTAAAAAATCAACTACAACCCCTCAAAAATCGCCTAGAATGAACGCAAAAGATGAAGCTGAAGTAGATGCTATGGTCGATAAAATAGTTGAAGAAGCTGCTAAAGATTTGGTTGAAACTCAAAATGCCGTAGGCGAAGGGGAGCAAACTGAAAAATTTATATTGAAACTTCCAATCAAAAAGGATTTTGATCCAGAGAAACCAGAGTTTACCGAAGAATTATTTGACACTTTAGATGATTGGATAAAAAGATTTGATCAGCTAAATCAATCTTTATATCAAAAAAACCCAACCACTGATGAAGAAAGAGAGATGTATTCTCCAGATATCAAAAGAAAAAAAATGAAATGGTTGGAAGAATTTAATCAAGAAGTTATTTCATTGTTACCAAAAAAAGTACAAGAGAATTTCCAGAAAAAAAGAAAAGCACGTAACGCTAATTTATCGATACAGCTAAGAGAAAAATCACAACCAGAAGAACCACATATAACAGGGTAAAAAAATGGATAAACCAAAATTAGGATTGACTCCGACACAGCTAGAAATTTTGAATTTCATAAAAATTTACAAACAACATTTTGACTATTTCCCAACCTACCGAGAGATTGCAAAAGGAACTATCGATAATCAGGAAGTTATTAAACAGAGAACGCTTGGTGTAATCAGTCATCATGTGCATCAGATTCAAGAGCGAGGGTACATTAAGCTTTTTAATAAACCAAGAGCTTTTGAAATACTCTGATAAATTATTATTTAGCTTATATTATTCTTTGCCCAAAAAGATGAAGAGTGTGGTTCGTATTGTGCTATTTCAAAATGGGGTGCATCAATGAAAGGTCTTGCGTTATGTCGTCTTTTTAAATCAATATAAGAAAGCATAGCTTCTTCCATCGTATCAGGCCATAAACAAATATCGGGGACAGACCATGCAGCACCCCAACGAATACCAATTTGAAAGGTCTTTGCGCTTTGTCTAATTGCTTCTGCAATATCATCGTAAACATTTATCTCCCAACTTACTCTACCGTTGACGTAGGCAACTACGTCTACTGCTTCACCAATTAAATGTTTACTTTTCATAGTTGTACTTGCACCTGATTGTACAAGCTTCTCTTGTTCTTCTTTAGAACGTAAACCACAAGTAATACCAAAATCAATTTTAGTTAGCTTGATTGCATTTAACAAAGTCAAGCAAAGCTTATCATTAACACCTTCAAGTTTTTGTAAAGATTTATCTGATAATTCAAACATTATGCTTTCTTCCTGAATAGATCTCCGTCAGCTTTTTTAACTGTTGCTTTTCCTTTAGCATGGGCTTTTAGCCTGGCTACCGCCCACCGATGAGCAGACATCTTGGGTCTACTACCTGCCGAATAAAAAGCCGCTAACCCACGTGAATAAATCGTGTTTGCTCTCTTTTCGCCAAACATTCTCTGATATTTTTTTGGTGCTGCCATTATCCCTTTGCCCTCATTCTTGAAATTCTATCAAAATCTGCCCCAGTTAGCTTACCTTCTTTATATAACCTTCTAGTTCTACGTATCTCTGCTGCTCGTTTCTTTTTGTTTTTTGACCCTGCAAGATACTTGGAGGGTATGTCTGGAAACTCTTTATCTTTAGGAACTTTCTTAAATCTTCTCATATTTTTAGTATATCCTTTGCAATTTTAAAAAAAAACCTTTATATTCATAGGGACATAATTAAACATACCCCCCCATTGTTTGGCCCTGGTTCTCGCAAGATTATCAGGGCTTTTTAATTTCATCATTCAAAGATACTTCGAGTTTACAATCATCAAAATGATAATTTACTTTTACATCTGTCTCTTTTTCAAAATTATAAATATGAGATAAATCATTATAAGTTTCTATTTCTAACCTTTCTTTCGGTTTTAATACTTGGAGTTTTTTCTTAAAATTACCTTTCATCTTTATTCCCAAATTTTTGTTTTATTTGGATTAACATAAGTAGGCAAACAAGTAGCAGCTACTTCTGGACTGTTGTATTTTTTATCAGGTGGAAAGTAATTTTGTCTACGAATTGTTTTAGCAAAATACATACATCGGTTTAAATCTTTCCAGTAAGTTTGATCTCCATACGGTTCGCCATCAAGATAAATTGTAAGCATAAATACAAGTAACATTATCCACCTAGCGATAATATATAAATAAATCCAACTAACAAAGCAATAATTACAATGCCCCCTATACAAATAAATATAAAATCAGCTATCTTTCTTTTTAACTCTGCTCGTGCATGAACTTGTTGTCTACGCTCTTCTCGTATATCTCTCTCCATTTGCACAAGCTCATTCCAAGCATCTTTACCCCATGTGTAAACGATAGTTTCATAAAGTTGTTTACGCATCTCAGCCATTTTACGTTTAGCGATTAAGGCATCGAAGGCCTCTTTTTCTACTGATTTAGCATCAGTTAGTTTTTTAAACAAGCTAGGTTTCTTAGCCCTGCGTTCTGCTGCGTTAACATCAGATACACACTCAAACCATCGGCTAATGTGGCCCATCGCAGATTCTAATTCACGACCTGAATTAACAGCTTTAGTAACACCATTGATACATTTTCCTGCTAGTGCAATAGCGGCTGTAATGGACAATGGATCAGGCATCGTAGCTCCAGAGCAGATATAAAATACAAATACCTGAGAATAAACATAATAATAATATGAGATAAAAGATTGCGATTGATTGCGCTAAGAAACTTGATACTCTTCTGCGTCTTGCAACTTCAGCGTGAACTCGCAAATGGTTTATGATTTTCATGGGATTTTATTTTTTTAACCCCTTGATCCCCCTTACCCCAAAAGAAGCCGCAATACTCGCATACATCGCATAAGTAAACCAATCAGGTGCAGTTTCTAAAGCTGCAAAGCCTTCAGATATGTATGGTCTGCACCAAGGTATAAATGAAAGTGCAATAATAACGATAAATAATATAGTCCATGCTTCGTCTTTCCAGCTATCTTTACTAGCTTCAGCCATAATTTTTTCCCAACCAGCTTCATGCGTAGCTGCAACTTTCATAACTTCCGCTTCTGCTTCTGCTCTAGCAATCTTAGCTTTTGCTTGAGCTTTCGTTTTCTCAACTCGACCTTCTACAAAAGTATTAGCCAAGTTTGCTATTGGCCCTAAAAATCCTAACATTTTTTCTCTCCTAAACTAATCTATCTACACGATTAATATTCTGCTTTTCTTGAACCTTCTCTCTTTGTTGTTGCTCTGGTGGTTGTTTGGGTGGTTGTACTAGGGGCTTATCCATCGGAATAATAGGTTTTTCTTTTACACTATCTATAAGATGAACCCAACTCATTTTACTTGCCCTTTTGCACCCAGGCGGTAGTTCCCATATAAGCTGCAACAATACCTCCACCAGTTAAATAAAATAAATTACTGATATCAGATAAAGCATTTACTCTTTCAACATCTACAAAAAACATAGCTGCTGTAAAAGCACCCATCGCTATCAAAGAAAATCTCGCCATTCTGAGTTGAGCTAAGTTTTTACGAGTGGCATCTTCCGTTTGCTTTATTTCACGTACACGACTAAACTCTTCATCGGTAATAGTCCCATCACCATCAGTATCGTAATCTGCGTACTTTGATTTCTCTTCTAATTTCTTGGACATCATAATCTCAATAACAATGTAATAATTACACCTGCCATACCTGCTAGTAAAGCAAACGTGTGCTGTCGGATATTGCGTTCAATATTATCTAATCTATTAAATACAGTTTTATCTCGTTCCTCTGATCGTGCTACGTGCGCTTCTAACTTTGCATCAAGTTCATGTACTTTTTCAGTTGCATCATTCATTAATTAACTTTCGTCCTTTTCCGTCATATCCAAAGCTAAATACTTTCCTCCAGTTGACGCAATAGTTAATTGACCAGCATCTACTAATTTTTTTATGTTTACATAATCATTATTTTTTTCTTCTATTGGAACTGCACAAGGATTCCCATTTTTTTTCCCAACGATACACGTTGAAAAGACACCTACATCAATTTCTGTTTTTTGATATTTTAATTCTGACCACATTTTATACTCCTAATTCTGCTGTCATTATAAAAAATCCACCACCAGATGTAATATAACCTGACGATCCTGAAAACATCGATGAGTTTGTACTGAAGGTAATATTAAATGACATCGTTGTTATGTTACCACCAGTACTTAATACACTTGCAAAACCAGTCGCACTACCTGATGAAGGGCCTAAATAGTTAATCCCTGACCCTGTTACTGTCGGTGCTACTCTCATAGGGGTCGTGAGTGGCACTGCTAATCGAGCAGCCGTTGTAAAGAAATGCCCATGACCAATAACTCCATTGTCCTGGGTCGTACCACCATTTCCAACTTGAAAGTGTAGATACCTTCGACAACTCTCCATTACTGCTGAAAATTCTGGAAAATTGAAAGAAGTTGCAACAGATCCTTTCTCAAGCTGTACTTGCCCTATCCTCAATTTACTAGTTCCAGCCGTTGTGCCTGTGACATTTGACCATATAAATATTGCTACATTTTTAGTATTACTAGTATCTATAGTAGCAGTCACGCTATATTTAGCGTAGGAGGTTGTTACGTTTAAATCGGCTGGTGTGTTTTCGTAAGTGTAGTTGGTAGCAAGTGTCGGATTTGTACCTTCCGACTCCCAGGCTGAGATGAAGTTAGTGCCACTTATAGCTGGTAAATCCTCATCGCCTGACCAGCTTATGATAGACATTCTACAATCGTCCAAATCTGAAGTAGCTTTAATTTGAGCAGAAAGAGTAACCTCTTGACCGATGATAGACTCACAATTTACGTTCTCCAGAAATTGTACGATGCCGAACTTCTTGTTTGTTGTACTTGCGTCTGAAGGCACTAGTAACTCGATTGCAGTTTTTGACCCAGACGGTACTTCCGTTTGCGTCTGAGCGATATCTACAATATCGTCTCCATCGCTTACTAACCTATACATATCAATTATGGCAACTGAATGACTGTTGCTTCCACTGGTTGGCGTAGTAGAATTTATAGTTGTCCCCCTTTGAGAGTATGCAAATTCTGGATTTAAAATGTAATTTCTTGTTCCGAATGATTGATTATTTATAGAGGTGACTCCAGATAAATCTTTACTATTCAGAGTAAGACCTACATTATGATTGTGAGTAAGGGTAACATCTTGGTCTGCTCCAAAAGCAAGTGCTTGAGCATCATTTGGCAGTTGAACTTGTGCAGCTTCACTACCATCTATTTTCAAACCTGTGACTTGTGTTCCTGCATCATCAACTTCCAGGATAATGTCGGTATCATTAGCTTCAGTTTTTATAGTTATATTACCAGCGGTAGTTCGCAAAGTGGTTGCTGCGTCACCTGCGGTTAAATCGTCTAGGGCAGTAGGCGATGCAGTTTGAGTTCCAAAAACCAAATCCGTTCCGTCCGATTTCAACACTTGACCCGATGTACCTAAAGCCAATGCAACAGGATTACCACTTGCATCACCTACAATAATTTTACCTCTTGCTAAACCAGCCATCTTATCTAAAGTTACAGCATCATCGACAATAGAATCTGTTACAACTGCACTACTAGCTAATTCATCAGCCCCGACCGCATCATCAGCTAACATAGAATTTGTAATAGATTGAGAACCGATTTCAAAATCTAAAGTGTTATCGCTATCGTCATACGTAACGCTAAGACCTGTTTCAGTGTTTGAACTTACCATAGCACCCACAGTATCGCTTATAGTTTCTGCGAGTGTAGTTCCATTTACCGTTATGGCATCAGCCTCAAGAGTTCCGTCTATGTCTACATCACCCGATACATCTAAGGTTGCTGCATCGAGTTCACCTGTTATAGTTACATTCCTAAAACCAGTAACGTCTTTGTTTGCATCTACTTGTACAAATTTACTTGCTGATACTGTTCCAGCAGTTACGCCTGATATTGCAGCAGATGTAGCCAAAGTAAGGTAGTCTCTCACCTCTGGGTTGCCAGTGCTTGAGTTGAAAGCTAGAACCTTATCAAGTCTATCTGCTTTCTTTGGTATATCCATATCTACGTTATCTGGATCTTCAACAGGGGCTTTCAAGCTTCTGTTTATAGTTTCAGCGTTATCTCCCAGTTGCATAGTGATAGTATCGAAATCAGATTCTAAAGATGTAGCAACAATGTTTCCTCCACTTGTATAAACTGAAGTACGAGATTTTGGTACATCACTTTTGATTGATACTAAGCTTTCATTTGCTGGGGTGTTGCCAGTAGTAAATACAACCTTACCTGTACCATCTGTGTTTAGACCAGCAGCATTAGATGAATTCTTTATATCGTAATGAGTTGATTCTGTCTTTTGTGTACCATCAACAAAAACCTTTATGTCTGATGTCTGGTTCACTTGAAAAGAAAAAGAAAATTCATCAGTTGAACCGTTAGCGGTTGACTGGACTTTCCTTGAGTTTGCGTTTACATCAAACGTGGCCATTTTTATTCTCCTTGCCTATCTTTAAATTTAGAAATAAAATTTGTTATTTTTCTTGGTATGTAAGATTCTTTTAACAAATCATATTTATCATCTGTTGTTGTTTCTCTTAAAGGTTTATCTTTTCCTTCACTTTTATTAAATTCAATAAATTCTTGTCTCTCTTTTAATTCAGGATATTCTTGAAACAAAATATCCCTTGTTTGTGCAGTCCTTTGGTTATGCCAAGCGTCAACTAATTGTTGTTGTTTTAATCTTGTGTCTGCTAATGGATAATAATTATCTTTTAATTTTTTTAATTTAGTATCCCCTGATAAAAATTCACTAAATGAAGTTTTTGCAGGAACAGTATCGGTTACAAATTCTCCAAATTTAGATCGTTCTGGATAATTGTAAAGTTCTACAAAACGATGAAATTGTTCATTATTAAGTCTTACTCCATAATGAGTAATCCTATGTGGCTGAATTCCATATCCAAGTCTATCAAGTTCTGCATTGTAATATTTTTTTGAAGGCGTAGTATTCATTTTAAGTGGAAACAATGTCCAAAAAATACCTTTTTTACCTTGTGGTTTTTCTTCAAACCAATGATTAACTTGTGGAGGAAGTTTACTTGAACCACCTAAAGTTCGAGCTAATATATCATTTTGAAACTTATAAAAAGAACGTGTAATATCTGTGCTTAATAAAGTGACTGGCCCTACTGTTACTTCTTTATATTGAAATTTTGGTGTTTTCAAACTCGCAATATTACTATCTACTTTAGTTGCAAATTCTCCAGTCCCAAGAGTTGCTTGTTCTCCAAATCCTGCTCTTTCTTTAGTAGCTTCATAACCTAGATTATTTAAACCTAAAGAAGATATATTTCTTCCTACTACATATCCAGCATTAAGTGATTGAGTAAGAAATAATCTACCAAATTTTTTTATCATATCCTTAATTTTATCTTCTTCTGGGCTATAGTTATCAACAACTTCATAAAGCTCTCCAGCGAATTGAAGCATAGGTAAAGCAGTAGCAGGATATCTAGCCATGTGCAATCCAAGATTTAAAGTAGCATCTTCTATTAAATCTGGATTATCAAAACTTAATAATGGCAACATATACGCTGTATCAGCAGCCATAGCTAACACACCAGCAATAGGTTCATATCGAGCGTAGCTAGACCAGGTCCAATCATCAGCAGTAGATTTTCTTAGTCCAATGCTATACGGTCTATTTGTTTCAAGCCAATTTGACCTTTCCTTTTTATTACTAGGGCCATATCCATTTATTCTAAAAAGATCACTATGTTCTTTAGCTAACATAACAAGTGCTGCACCTGTTCCAGTTCCTAAAGCAATTCTTACGAGAGCTTCTTTTTTTTGTCTTATTGATTCAAGATCTTTTTTATTATTAAATATTTTTCTTCTTGTAAGTGCATCTAGCGGAAAAGCTAAAGGCGATCTTTCTAATAATCTTCGTACTATATTCGTTGGGCTTTTATAAAATGGGAAAAATATTTTGACTGTTGCTAAATTTGCAACTTTTGTAATAGCATCTAATTCTTTTGGCAAATCATCTTGAAATGTTGCGATTCGAGCGAACTCTGCACCTTGTTCAAATGCTTCTTCACTATGTCTTACCCTAGTAAATACTTCTTGATATTTTTTATTCAATACATCATCTAATTGTTCTTGCGAAAGATTTCGATTTCTTTTGAGTAATCTTTCTTGATCTGTAGCTCTTGTTGCTAATCTATGAGAGTAAGCATCAATTTCCATACCTCTTGCCATAGCTTTAAAAAATTCATCAAATGCTATCATGGGTCTAATACCCTGAAGTCTTGTCATAATACCTAACCCATCAATAAAAGTTGCTAATAGACTTTCGGGCATATCACCATCTTCCGACCTATTTTTTAATCTAAATCCTTGTCGATTAAAACTTATAGTTGGCGCATCAAGCCTCGTACTGGTGTCTGCTAAACTCTTTTCAGTAAGTGCGCCATAAGCAAAAGCTTTTATCATTTGCGGAAAATACGTTTTCATTGATTTAATCATAATAAACGCTTCACTTTTACCTTGTAAGGTTTTTATAGGTTCTGTTAAAGCTCGTTCAGCCAGAAGAGTTGTTAAAAATGTTCCTGTTCCTACAATGTTAAATGTGTGGGTTACTGGAGAACTAAGAAGTGCTGATTGATAGGTTTCTACAAGACTTCTTTTTAAATTGCTTCTAGTTTCTTTAGTTGTTTTTGTTACTCTATCTAAAAAATTATTTTTTTGTCTTGCTGTTGGTAAATTTTGTAAAAACGTAAATTCTGCTTTTACATTAGCTTCACCACCATTTAATGCAAAATAATCTGAAACAGTATCTTCATTTACAATAATATCTACATTCCTTGTATTTGGATCTGATATTTTTGGCATTTGAACATTAGAAACATCAGTAACAGGGATTTGATGAACAAACAAAGTAAGACCAGCATCACTTCCAGTTTCAGAAATTTTCTTAGTCACCATCATCGCTATTTGTGCAGCTTTATGAGCTTTTGCTATATCAACATCATTACCTGATTCTGTTGCTATATTTGATAATCTTATTGCTTCTAGTTGAAATGCCACATGAATATTTCTAGCTGCTAATGCCTCAGTATTTGCAAATAATTTATCGCCTCTTTGTCTTTGAATAAGATAATTGGTAATTTCATCTACTTTTGCAGAATCACTTAAAATTGCATCTGCTTCTCTTAATAAAGCATCAACTGTTATTTTTCTATTTTTTTGCCCCTGAACTTTTTGGATTTGGATTTGCTCTTGCACATAACTCTCAACTTTTCTTTGCAAAGTTCCATCACCTAGCGCAATATAATCGATATTTGGCAATATTTTTTGTGGCACAGATTCATTATCTAAATTGATACCATTAACAGAATTAGCAAGTTTTTCATAATCTTGTTCAGGCAAATCATCAAGAACTAATTCTCTTTCTGATTGTTTAGCTTCAGTTGTAAGTTGCTCATTACTATAAATTTTTTCTGTTTCATCAGGTGTTTTTCCTGTTGTTTTATTAATAAATTTTGCAGTATCTACTAAATCTTTATCTTGTATATTTACTTTTTTTCTTGGCCCTTCCTCGGTAATTTGTTCTGCTATCTCACCCCTCTGAGTTCTGCCTGTTATATCAGCCGCACCTTTTAAATCTACAGGTTTTTCTAATTTTTCTTTTAATGTTGAATAAACACCCTCTTCAATAACTTCTTTACTTTTTCTGATTACAGGATTGATAAGTTTTGTTATGCCTGTAATTGGCCCTGCAAATAATAATTCATCTGCCATAAATTCATCGGGATTATTTAATTTTTCAAAATTTATATTTTCATCAATTATTTTATTGATATCTTCTTGTAAAAAATTTTGTTTGACCTGTTGAAATTCTTCATTTTGATCGAGTTCTAAAACTTCATTATCAACAACATCATCAGTTAATTGCACTGTTTCAATTTCTTCAACATCTGGATTAATCATAATTTAACCTTGTGCATCTTGTTCGGATTTATCTTCTGCAAATAAATCTAATTGTTTTTTAAAATTTTCCATAAAAGGATCAGTCTCTTTTTTGGGATTTAATTTTGCTAATCCTGAAGAAACTGCTTTTGTTATCCCCTCTATTGTTCTACCTACTACTGGCAAAGCTACAGCCCCAGCAGTTGAAGAAATACCAGTTTCGAGATTACTTCCTTTTTCTCCACCAGCACCCTCTCTTACTATTTGTCTAGCAAAAGAATCTTCACCTACAATACCTGCGCCCTCTGCTGATAAAACTAAATCAGTTGCATCAGGTTTCCTTACTATTATTTCTTTAAGTTTTTCTTTTAGAGTTCTTTTTGTTACCTGTTGTCCTGCTTGTTTAAATAAAAACCCAATACCTAAACCACTTAATGCAGACAGTTGATCAACAGGATCAGTTGCTATTTCATAAAGACCCTGTTTGAAGTTTTTAAAAGAAATACCTTTTCTGTCAGAAGTTTCGAGCAAATAGTAAAGAGCATGAAAAAGCTGTGGTGGTGCTTCGTCCATTTTATTAACATTTATTACTAAATCAGTAATGCTATAATTTAAAGAGTTTGTAAAATTGATTCCCCACTTAGCATACTCTTCATCTGATTCGTAAGGCGCATCATTTGGTTTCAAATAATTATGTAAAAGCTTTGATGCTTTTATCCAGTCATTATCAACCGTTATTTCCTCTTGCTTTCCTTCTCTTACAGATTTTAGATTTTCTTCTGTCAAAGATGCTTTATTAAGAAATAATGAATCATCACTTACATTAATTTTTAAATTTTGCAATCTACGTTGAGCTAAATTTTTCTGTTGTTGAGTAGGAATATTTCTTCCATATATTGATTTGCTATCAACAATTTTTCTTAAATTTTCTTCATCTTCAATATCATTATCTTGAATTTTTTCAGGTGGTTCTCCAAATATTGATGAATATTTTTCTTTCTCTTTATTAAAAATAATAGAATATGTTATTTCTCCAGGAATGTCTGAAAAAGAATCGTCCCATGCTTTATTAAATACCTCAGTAAATTCTGTAAAATTATCAGTAGTCATCTATCTAATCTCAATTTTATTTCTCTATTTGCATTTTCTAACTTTTCTATTTTAGAATTACTTCTTCTAATCTTACGATCTTTATCTCGTCTGTTTGCTAGATAGTTATCATCTTTAGGTAAATTTTTTATCTCAAGTTCCGTTTTAGATATTTGTTCTTTTATTCGGATAATTTCATCACTATTTTGTTCAATTATTTTTTGACCTCGTTCTTGAAAAATTTGCTTTAAAGCTGCACTTGGAGATAATTTGTTGATTCCAGTTATGAGAGTCTGAAATTCTTGTAACAGTGTTTCAATTTGAAATTCATCAAATGTTTGTTTAATAACAGTAATTCCGTCCTCTATGTCATTCTTTCTTCTTGAATCTCTAATGTTTGTAATTTTTTCAAATTGTTTTTTATCAAGTAAACCTTGTGCTAAAAAACTGCGTAGTTTATTCAAACTTACTGTTCTATCGCCAAAAGCATCATCATAAACAAGATCATAAACAGTATTTACATTTGGTGTTTGCAATAAATCTAAGGAATTTTCTTCTCTTGCTAGTGCAACAACCGCATTGTATTGGCGTTGTATTTGTGGATTATTCTGTAAAAATTTTTCTGATTCATTTTCAGGTAAAACTAAAGCTCTATTTAATAAATCCTCATTTTTATTATTGTTCTCTTTAGATAAATCTTCAGTTATTTTAAGATCTAAAGCTAAATTATCAGAAAATCTTTTTGTCAACTTATCAACAATTTGTATTCTATCATTAACATTAAGACTATAAAAAGATGATCTGATTTCATTGGGAATAGTTTTTGCTTTTGAAGAATTTGGATTCTCTATATTACTTTGTAATACTTGTATAAATTTTCGTGCGTTCAAAGAATTTTTCTTTTCTAAGTACAAAGAGATATGATTCTCACTTACCAATAAAATATTCTTATCAAATTCATTAGCAATACTTTTGAGCGAATCAGGACTTTCTCCAAGTTTTGCTAATTTACTTATAACATTTGTTTTAACAGCATCTACATTAGATTTTACTAGCTCAAAACCTTGCATTGATTCGGTTAATTCACCTTGATCATTTATGTCAAAAGCCCCAGTTCCTTCGAAGAATGATGGAAGGACATCATCTAAATATGTATTTAATTCACCTAAATATAATCTTCTTTCTTTTACTTCTTCTCTTTTTAAAAATTCTTTAGAGCGTGAAGATATTGTTTGATAAGCTGTTAAACTGGTACTCGCCCTTAGTTTTCTAGCTAGAGAAGGTGATTGTTTATTTAATAGAGTAGAGTATACATCGATAACTGTATTTGTTCGTTCTTGAATATCTTCAACATCAAAATCATCTAAAGATTGATTATTAACAATATCTAATATTTGTCTTTCTGTGAGTAGACTAAAATTATCATAAACAGATTCTAATGCTGCTTTCCTAGCAGCCCTTCCTCTTATCGATCGGAGATTACCTGGGAGATCGATTTCAGTTCCAGTGTCAACAGCATCTTGTATTTGTTGGATAGTTGGAGCATTGTCAGCACCATATTCAGCACCTTCAAGAGCTACACGTTTAGCTGCACGATCAATGAAGAAGCTTCCAAGTCTATCAAGCTTTCTTGATAACTCAGCTTGACCTATCGATTCTTCACGTTCATTACGTACCGAAAGATTAGCTAATCTTAGTTTCTCTAATCTTCTTTGATATTTTTGTTGTTCAGCCATTTTTATTTTTTTGTTTGAGTTTGAGTTTGTGGTTCAAACATTCCAAGCTCAGCAATTTTAGCTCCACCCTCTGCAACATCAATAAGAGCATTTCTTTGAGCATCTCTCTTAGCAATCTTACCAGAGAAACGATTACTTTCAGCTTGGAATCTACCAACCTTTAAGGCCAAACTAGCGTTGTCTCTAGCAATAGTAAAATCATTAACTGCTTCTCTTAAATTATTATTTGCAATAATATTTGTTGAATCATACGAAGAGAACGGATCAAGATTACCAGCAGCAGCCCTAGCAGTATTAGCAGCAAGAACTCTATTAAGCTGTTTGAGTGCGTCTACCCCTTGCTGTTTATATTGCAACGCATCAAAAGAAGCTTGACGTTTTTCAATTTGAGCTTGACGATCATAAATCTTTTTTTGTGTTTTACCTGATTCAACGGTGAAATATGCCGAAGCACCTACTGAGGCTGCTATCAAAGCTGCGGATACTGGATCACCCATGTTTTATCTCCCTACGGTTAATTTATAATCTAAAGCTAAAAGTGTAAAAAACACTGGTTGAGTTTGAGTAATAGTAAGCTGTGCATCTCTGGAATACCCAAGAAATCCATGTTGTTTTTTCTTACCAGTAAATGTGGTAACTCCACCACTCCCACTCAAAGCCAAACTTTGTAATGGTATCTCTCGACCATTGATAGCTAAGTTTTGAGTAAGATGTAAATGAGGTGTAACTTCTAAGATTCTTTTTCTTTGTGAAGTAATTACACCACTACTGATATTTGGTTCTACAGGATTTGTTTTAAGCTCTACTGCAAAATCTAAACCTACTTCAAGATAAGTTGATGGTTCTGCTGCTACATCAACTGCGCCACTAGATACCGTATCATCAGTATCAACTATGTCATCTCTTATAAGTTTTACAGTCTTACCTTCTAAATGACTATGACCAGAATAGTTTGTTCCTGAAAAGCTTGAAGTCTTTTGTGTAGCTGCATCAGTCGTAAAATCATCATCAAATACTTCTACATAATATTTATCAGAACCACCGATACTTCTTTTAACTACAACATAGATTTCATCAACATCTACTGCAACATCAGTAAAAACACCATCAGTAATAAAATGTGAAGGTGCAACTACGTTTTGCCCTCGATTCAACATGAATACAATAAGCTCTCCAGCATGACCTATACTCTCTGCTCGATATCCAGCAGTATTTTCTCCGTTGACTATCATAAACAAATCGCCATCAGTAGTATCTGTGGAAGCTCTCAGAGCCATTCTTTTTGGGTCGACAAGTAAATGTGAAGCCAATAACGAAATATTATTTGCAACATACGATAATTCAACATCACTAAATAAAAGCTCTCTTACCGCTTTACCTGACCTTTGAATAAATAATGTTCCACCTTCTGCCGCCTGTGGTTTGATAAAAGGTTTTGCGCCCCTTTTTGTACTTGATTTCACTACTACATTTGCAGGGGTAATAGGATCTAAATCACCTTGCGGAATAAAGAACTCTGAACCAGTAGTAAATATCTGCAAGTCTCTACCTGAACGTAACCCAGTAATTGTGTTCACAGAGTCAGTTGCTAAAGTTACTTTGATTGCATCGTCATCTAAACCTTCAGCAGCTTTAAAATTAAAAAAGTCTCCCACCTTAGAACCAAACAATGTTGATGGTAAAGATGCAGAACCACCGAAAAACAATCGACCTTCGTGAAAAGTAGCTGTCAATGGCCACCCTCTAGTATTAGACCATGCTGCTTCATAACCACTTTCTAGCACATATTCTGCGCTAGGTATGAGTGTAGTATCAAAAAAAGGTATCTCAACGTGTGCCTGAAGTTTTGTTGCACTTTCTACGTCAATTATTCTTGCTCTACCAAATCCGTTGTCTCTCACAATAAATTGATTTTCTTGGGAGCTTGAAAAAATACTACTAACACTTTCTATGTCAATAGTTCCATCAACTGCTGATGGTGTAATGTTTCCTGCTAACCTTGACTCAGCAAGAGTAAAAGCATGAAGCGGTACAGTTAAAACTAAAGTAGTTGCTGTCCATGTGGTATCAGTTGCACCTCTTACTACTTTAAAAGGGGCGAAGTTTGGGTGAACTACAACTAAAGTATCTGCTGACTGAGTAAAACTTAATCTTTGTAAATCAAAAGCAGTAACTTCATATAACGTGCCTACGTTGAAATCTAAATAATCATTTCCTGAAGCATTAATATTTGTTAACAAAGCACCGTCTTTGAAAAATCTCATTCGTATAGTTGATGCGGTATTCTGTGCGCTCATACATATCATGAAGCTTTGGGTAGAAGAAAATTCAAAAGGTACAAGATGATGTGAATTGTTTGCACCATCACTTGTGATATCTAATAGAAACTTGAGACCTGGTCTGCGAGATACACCACCTTGGGGTTCAAACAAAACATTCTGAGCATTACTCACGCTAGAATAATATTGTTTTAAATCAACTCTTCCAAGTAAAAGAGGATCGATCTCACCAGTAGTAAACAATGCTTGATATTGTTGTACTCTGCTCATTATCTTACATCTGTGAGTAGATAATCACCTATAATGCTAGGGGATTGACCAGCAGAATCAATCGCTGTTGCTTGTCTGAAATAACCACCTCTCATATTTTCAGTTGGTGTACCAAGTGCTACACCCCTCCAATAATCTGATTTAGTTGTTTGATCAGTAATTACTTCTGCTAAATGCCATGCAAGTTGATACGCTAGAAGTTGAATAAAATAAGTTGGCATCGCACCTTCACCAACTGCTCTTTGATAATCTATGTGAATCTCAACTGCTTCTGTTCTTAAAACAGCACTATTGTCAGCAGCTTGACCAATCTCCCAGTCTTTAAATAAAAGAGAGCCAGGGGTGCTAGATGTACGAACTGCTTCTGGAACACCTGTCAACATATCATTGGGCAACTGATATTGATATGTCCATTCACTTTGAGGTGAAGCTTGATCTCTAGTTAGTTGTGTTTTAGCAACCGTAAAGCTCCACTTATACATTCCCATCGTGGAAAACTTCACTTCTTTGTAAATAGTATCACAAGCTTGAGCAGCAGCACTTCCGTCAGAAAAAGAAGTAATAGGTTCTGCACCTAAAAGTAAAAGTGCTTTGTTACAAACTTTTACGTCAGTATCACCTGCTGCCATTTATGTTCCTCAATAAATTAGGGGAGAGCTAAGCCCTCCCCCAAAGTTGCGATTAATCGCCATCTGTACTTGCTAATGTTGTTCCATCATTAACGTCAACAACTGTACCTGTATTTGATAAAACATATACAAGCGTAGCTACTAATGTGCCACCAGTAGAAGTGTTGCAAAAGATTAAATCTCCCACCTTCAATTCTTTAGCTGCATCATTGAAATAGCCTTCAGTATTCACTGTAGCTATTGTATCGGTTGTAGTGTAACTAAACATTTGCGGAGCAGAACCAGCTTTGGATTGCCCACCGATAGGATTAAAACCATCTCTTGAAAATGCCATATTAGCTCTCCCTACAAGTAATATCTACGATACCATCAGTATCTATAGCAACCGCACCCATTGATAATTTAGCGGTAACTAAGAATGATGTTTTCTCTGCGATATAGTTAATCTCTGTTGAAGCTGGCATACCAACCGCAACACCCATAGCACTTTGATGAAATGCAAAACAAGTCCTATCATTAGAACCGTCGATTGCAAGACCACCTTCATCTCTATCACCTAGAACATGAAAAGTAAATCCCATCATTGTGTTTATTTGGCCACTTACCAAAGCTTGAATAGTTTGGAAATCAGCACTGATAGCTCTCTCATCTCCAAGCAAAGCAGCTAGGTTGTTAGCATGAATGATAATATGTCTATTATCTGGTGGTACGTTCTTGGTATCGAGTGCTTTTTTAGCAGCGATAATTTTACCAACATTCAAGTCAGAAGCAGATGCAGAACCAGAAGTTACTACTGTATTTGCTACTGTCGTTCCTGCTGAAGCAGCAGCGATAGCATCAAGAAGTATTTGGTCTTGCCTTCTGCCTATTGCATTACCAACCACTTGCGCTAGTTCATTTCTTTCATCAAAGTTAATTTTAGCTTGGTTGAAAATGTCTGAATATTCAGAAGCAGCGAAGTCTGTCAAAGTACAAGATACGCTACTAAAAGTTGAGTTCAATGGGATAACGTCTGTGCCAGGTGTACGAACACTAGCTTGACCTTTACCCACTTTTGGAAAATTGACTGTGCTTCCTTCAACTCCAGTTCGAGTTCGAGCAGCCCCAGTCAATACTGCACTACTTTGATATGCTTGATGAACTTCTTGTTCAAAAAGCTGTACAAAAGCAGCCGATAGATTGGCTCTAGTTGTCATTTTTTATGCCCTCCATGATTGCATAAAGTTACGTTAAAGGTTTCGCAACAGTTATCCAAAAAGGGCTGTTTTGCTTACGGAAAGGCCATAAGGTTATCTTTCAGACTCTTTTGTACCATACAAGGCGCAACTTGTAAACTATTTTTGTTGATAGAATAAAGCAAACTCTTTTTCAACTGACTTCTGAAAAGAGGGATCAGTTTTATAGCGAGGGTCGTTCATCTTCTCGCTCATTCTCATTTTGAAATCATTTTCTGATTCACCGCCACCATCATAGAGAGTATGAGTAGGTATCTGAACATTTTCACCAAAACCAGTTCTAATCTTCTGCAACAAAGTTTGACCTGCTGCTGTATACCCAAGAATATCCATTTCTTCTACTTCTTGTTTAGAAAAGAACCCAGACTTATACTGACCTTCTACCCACTGTGCATTAGCATTGATAATAGCATCTGCATTTTCACCCAGTTTCTTTTTCTCTCTTGCAACGTCTATCTTGGTGTTTTCAATATTAGCATTAGACATTTCTAATACTTTGCTAGTCATTTCCTCAAATGCCGATTGAGAAATACCATTTTGAGCAGCCCATTCACTGAAAGAATTAAGAACTGGATCATCATTTCCTATGGTATCTTGAATAAAATCAAAGTTGTATTTACCATCTTCAGGGGCTTTGTGTTTACCTTTATGGAATTGTTTTTCCATATTCACATAAGACTCAGCCATTTTTTCTAGGTTAGGGCCATCATCGTCCCAGAACTTTTGCGGAAACCACTCTGGTCTTTCAAACTCTTCTTCTTCATCTTCATCTTGACTCTCAAGATGCGATAAAGGTTCTTCTGATTCCTCTTCTGTTCCATGTGAAACATTAGCTCTGCCCTGTTCCATCAAACCTTGTGGTTCAGAACTAGGTTCTTCATTTTGTTCTGCTTGGATTTCTTCTTCAGACTCTAACACTACTGCTTCATTCTGTTGGTTCATGCGCTCTTTGTATCCTTTTTTCTATTTCACGAATTAAACTGTTTTGACCTTCTCTGGCGTATCCATAACTAGGATCAGCACCAGGAGTCCAACAAGGTTGATTTAAATATTTTTCTCTAAAATATTCTAATACTTTTTGACCATCGGGAGACTGAAAAGCTTTTGAAAAAGCTATATCTAATTCTCTTTGTTGAGTTTGATTCTTGCGAGTAAAGGGTGCAGCAACAGAGTTTACTCCGTCCCAACCAAGACTGTTTATACTTGTTATCTTTTCTGCATTATCCATATTAATTTAAGGTAGCAGCTTCGTCAGGCGTTACGCCCTCTTCTATAGGTTGTTCCGTTGGAGATTCCTGCGAAGCTGCCTGTTGTGCTTGTTGCATTTCAGCTTGAGCTTGTGCTTGTTGCTGTGCTTGTATCTGTTGCAAGATAGCTTGTCTCTCTTCAGGTGTAGTACGTAGAGAAGCATCGATACCCATTTGATCAAGAATATAATCACCTACTTTTTCGGGTTTGATTAATCCAAATCCTGCGCCCCCAAAACTTTGCGCTATTTGCATAAACTGGAGAACATTTTGTACTTTTTCCATATTATTAGCTCTAGCTAAAGGTGATTGTGGTTCAATAGAAATCTCTTGGCCATTTACTTTTAAATCAGCCAAATCAATAATTTTTTCTTCGTCCATTAGTTCAAGAGTTCGTCTTACTATCGGATACATAGTCTCAGATATCAATCTTCCAAAAGCAGCACCTAAGTTTTGACTCAACTCTTTCATGCGTTCTACTATCTCCGTTGCCGTTCTTGCTGACATATTATCAGGTGGTAACGATTCATCGAGTAATATCTTCTTGATATTCATACGATACTCTTGAGCAATGACTGAACTCATGCTTGGATCACCAGAACGAGGCAATGGAGCTAAAGAAGGGCCTCTAGGCCCACCATTTGAACTTACACCAATAATCGCTCCAGGTTGTATCTTTGCCGTTTGCGGATTAAAAACACCGTCATCTACTGCCGTAAATACTCCACCAATAGAAATACTGGCATTTTTTAGATTCAATTCTATTACTTTGTTCAAAGTTTTGATATCAGGAAGCGCATATAAACAAGGGCCACGACCATAAATCTCACCTGGTGCGACCATAAATCTTGATATTATCCAAGGGCTTGATTTTAAATGTTTGTGTAAAATCTTATGATCACCCTCCATCGTTACTATGCAATAGTTAAAGCCACCTGTTTCTTCATCAGGATAAGTTGCTTCAAGTAGCTCTATGTATTTCATAGGATCTTCTTGGTATTTAGCTTGAACTTCAGGGGGGAAAACTACCCCAGGAAACTCTTTTTCTACAACTTCATACGGCCTTCTAAATTTTCTAAATACAAAATTAGGTTTGTTATCAGGGCCATGATCAAAAGTAATATGATACATAGGTATCGCTTGATATTTGATGCGCTGTACATCATCACCTTTTTGTACCAACATGACCGCAGTTCCGACCGCTAAATCGAGTAAAAATTCACCTATTGCAATATCGAATCCACTTTGTCGCATCAGAGAGAACATCATTTCAGTTGCAAAATCTAACGCTTGTTGTGTTTCAACTTTAGCTTCTTCAGGAACATTTGTTCCAGGTATCAAACGACACCAACTCTGCTGTGGTGGGAATAGTGCGCTTTGAATACGGTTAGCAAATCTCGCTGTTGAATTAATAGCTGTTGAATCAAAAACTCTTTTCATTTTGTTTTGACCAGGTAAATCCTGCTCGTAATAGCCATCATACAAATTACGCATCGGCAAACAATATTCATACGCTTCTTCGTATATAGCTCTCCAATGTTCTTTTCTAATCGAACATTTTTTAAATCTTTTCTTTAATGCTTTCGTATCAAGTGCGCTCATGATTTTTTATGCCTATTTGCAAATGCTCTCGCTTCCCCTACGCTACTGAATCCCCATCTTTTCAAAGCCAAAGCTTTTCTTGTTGGTCTACCTTTCTCATCTTTCATCGGGCCTTTCATTCCACTAAAACGAGCAGCAAAACTAACACGCCTAGGGCTAGTGCCGCTGCTAAGTGGACGTTTGAGATTTGACCCTTCTTTTCTTTTAAAATATTCACGACCTGCTTTGTTAAGGCCACCTTTCGGGTTTTGAAATTTTTTAGCGACCATCGCTTATTTTTTTTTGCCATATTTCTTGGCCATAGTTTTTTTTAAATTTTTATTCTTTGTCTGATCGCTCTTCTTTTTTTTCTTCGTCTTTTTGTTCATCTGATACATCATCTTTAGTATCTCCTGGTTTACGGATTCTATGTTTAGGGTTGCGAATAAAAGTTTTCATATCAACCTATTCTGGGATTCCTAATGCCACCAAGAGTATTAGCCATATCATTATTAGATAGCTCTGGTGGAGTTCGAGTTTCAGTCATTAACCTACCGCCTATTCCCCTTCGTGCTGATCTGCGAGATGCTATCGACCTTCGCTCTCTTTTTTCTTGGGCATCAAGCATATCTGCTCTACGTTGCTCTTCATCAGAAGTATCTGGAACTTCTGGGGCTTTTGGCGATGAAAAAATACCACCCATAAATAATCTCCTATGCGATTTTTGACATCATGTAATAATCTTCTCCGTTCAGACCATATTTACGCAATATGCCCTCTTCTTGAAAATAACACACTTTTGCCCACTTGTAAGCTGATACATTCGTAGTACAAACTGCGATCTGTAGTCTTTTTATCGATAATTTTTCCATAGCGTAGCGAAAAAACTGTATCGAAGCTTTATGTAATCTGAATTTTTGTTCACTGATAGAAGCTGATGGGAGTAACCATGCTTCATAAACCGTATCCCGAATCTTCACTAATCCAAACATCGCATAAACTTTATGTTCACCCAGGACCGAAAAGTTAAGATGGGGTTGCATATATTTCTCAAGATAAGAAACATAATCATCAAAAAGATTGATATTCACCGCATCGAACTCATTAGGCTGAAAATAATCGAAATGACGTTTCGACCAAGTAGCACAACGGATATCTGGATAGGGTAAACCCATGATTCTATCTAGTTCACTAGGCAAAAACATCGAAATCCAGTACGTCTACTTTCGTAGGTTGATTAGTCATAAAAGGTTTTTTGGTAGTCATCGAGCGATGTTCACCACCACCGAGTAAACAATATCCAGCAGCATCACCTACATGGGAATGTTCGTTTTTGTTTGGAGTAGAACGATAGCGTTCTTGCCCTGCACCCATCGAGATACGCTTAAAATGATATCCTCCAGCAAGAGATTTACGTAAGCGTTGACATTTTTTATTAATAAGGAAACCTGGTTTACCTTCAATCAGCCGTTGCATGGGTATCGCTAAAGCTTCTCTTCGCACTTTGAAATCATTCGTAGCACAAGGTCGAGCAAGAATATCCATCGTTCTCATGTGATCAAAAGCAGTAGTTTCATAGATTTGATCTCTTTGTTGACCTGCTGGATCGCCCCAGACCATAAACTGAAACTTCGGAAAAAAAATATTCATCTCTTCTTTTAACATCGTTACAAAACGATTCAAGCCCATATCGAAAGTAACTAGCTCATGTAAAATATGCCATCTACCATTTTTCACTCTTTGAGCAAAAATAGCAGCAGGGGTTAAACCAAAGTCGATACCTACTTGTACAGGGACACCCTCTTCAGGTTCTAAATCTGACACCATAGTCGTATCATCATATTCAGGCCATATCGGCATACCTTCTTGAACGTACGTATAGCTACCTTGTGCATAGCATCTAATCCAATCTAACTTCTTACCACCAAGTAATTGATCGTAATAACCAGTAGGAAGATTATTGATATTCTCAGCTTTGGGATTAGAACGCCACCATTTTCCCGATGATTGAATAAAACCATTAGCTTCAGGCATCTCAACAGGGACATCATCAGTAGGAATCTCTAGTACCCCTGGGGGTTGTTTGAAAAATTCCCAAGCGTATTTACCTGTTGGTCTATCTTTACCTTCAGCTAATTGATAATACCAATGATCAGTATCCATCGGGTTCGTATCTAAAATGACTCCATGCCAAGAAGGCCCACCATCTGCTTTAGTTGGATATCGTCCAACCCGATGCGTTAGACCATCAATCACCGCTTTAGGTAACTCTCGACACTCGTTCACCCATGCACCAGTCAACTCAAGTGATAATAGTTTACGTACATCTTTGGGATCATCTAATGCTAAAAATATTACTTCACAGTCAATACCTGCTGCTTTCCCCTTAGAAGGTAACTTAATGTGATGCGTGATAGGGGGTGCATATTTCACATTTCCCCAGATATGTTCAGGCATAAGTTCTAACCAGGTCTTAAGTGTCGTAGTACGTAACATCGGGTGCGTATTGCGTACTATCGCAAAACGTGAATACTTGATTCCATCTCTCGGACTAGGTCGCTGTTGTACTGCTCTACGCCATAACTCAGCGCAACAAGCATAACTCTTACCACTCCCAACAGGGCCAAGAATACCCCTCACAAAACCTTTTGATTTCATAAACTTTGCAATCGTGGGAGCAGAAGAGAAATCTAGTTTGGTAGTAGCTTGACTCATTTCATACCCCACACATACCTTCATCACACACATTATTGAATTGATCTAAGAATAAATCTTGTTGAGTGTCATCATGGACAACTTCTTCAAGAGGCTTACAAGAGTTATGCAGATAAAATTCCTCTGGGTCTAATTTCCCTTTATGAATCTCTTGATGTCTTATTCTTTTATCAATCTCTACAGCTTTTAAAAATTCTGCAGGTTGTTTTTTCTTCAATTCAACCCAAGTAGAATGACTGTGGAAAGGGCAAAAATAACAAGCACTTTTTTCTGGAATAGGATAATTGTTATTTTGTAACCACATGAAACAATCATGTCGCTTCATTCTAAAATCATTAATTAAAGGATATTGATTCTCAATGTATTTTAATTCATTATCTCTCATTCTTACAATTTCATCTAAAGAAATTCCAAGAACCATTTCAACTTTAGTTTCTTTATAAGGAATTCTTTCACCTTTTGAGTATCCTAACATTCTTCTCACTTCTTTTATGATAGGTTTGATTTTATAATGTCCTGTGCATTGTCTACGTAAGAAACCCTTTTTCCCATTTTTTGTATTTAAAGTATAAAACGGAATCGTGAACGCATTGTATTTTCCTTCCGCAGCATCTACGATATCTTTTTCTAAATTTCTTTCTTGTACAACATGAACAGGGTAATCCACATTGTTCTTAATAAAATCTAGCCATTTATAAACATTATCTGGTTCTCCACCTGTATCAGCAAAGACAGCGAAATCTACCATTGGAACTTGACCTTTTTGAATCATAAAAGCAAGAGTGCTTGATTGCACCCCTGCACCTAATGAAAGCACTCTAAGTTTGTTCTTAATCATTTCCCATTTTCCTCTTCAGGCATAATCATCTGGATATCTACCACCGCAGGTTTATCGCCTTCTTTTTCAGCATCAAGTAAACCAGCACTCTTAGCAAGTATCTGAAGAATCTGCACTTTGTTAATCAACTCACACTCTACTACCTGTTCCCCTGCTGGGTTCTGGGTAATACGTATCTTCTTTATCGCACTCAAAGCACCTTCAGGAATATCTTTCGCATCTTTCAACCATAACTTCTGACCTTCCCAATCAAAAATATCGGTAATCTTAGCTCTCGATATCTCTAACATCTCATTGGCTAGACCATCTCGATTATCATAAATAATCTGAGAACCCCTCAATCTCTTCCTAATCTCACCAATACCACCAAATCTACCTACCTTTGGAATCACTGGTTTCTTTTTTTTACGCTCTACCAAGGGTTATCCTCCATAGAAGGGGTATTATCTTTAGGTTTACTCTCAAAAAACCTTAACCAAATCTCACCTTGATCATTGGGAATGGGGAGAACATCGAGAACCATAGAGCTAATTACACCTTCTTTCTCAAAAGCTTTGCCAACCTTTATCCATTGGGTTTTGTCCATGTTAGGTTTCTGCTTTCCTTGGACTACATCGTAAGATTTTTTCATAAATGACCTCATTTTACTTTGTTAAACGAAAACTTCAAAATATTTTTGTGGGATACATACGCCATACGTGGTGGCCTACCCCCCCTATATGCACATTTTTTTTGCCCCTTGCCGAGTCAGAACTGGCGCACCTTTTCAAGAATAAAAATATGAGTACGGGGTCTGCTCGTACAAAATGTAAAGGGTCGGTTAGAATTTGTACATTCATAGCTTATCTATGATTCCCTGAATCGCTTTGTTGATGTCTGCTTTCCCTTTCGGGCTTTTGTACTTTCTTTGGATAAAATACTTCAAACTATATGGGGGTTGTTGGTTGTTCTTCCGTTTCCATGCCACGAGTTCCTCTGCTTCTTTCTGGAACTCTTCGAGGGTGTACAGTGAGAGTAGTTCTTTTGCATATTCGAGTTGGATTGGATCGTAACTCCATGCTTTGCGGTAATACTTCTGAACTATCATGTCATACGCATTACACATTCTCTTAACACTTATTTTATCTATACTACTACTAGTTATATTAATGTTTTCGTTACGCACAAGCTCCACCTTGTTTTTTAATACAAGCCCCACCTTGTTGGACTGAATATCCTGTGGATAACTTTTGTTAGTTTTACAAGTTGCACCTTGTGAAACTTTACCTGTTTTTTTCTTTTCCTCTTTCTTCTTTTGCTTGTGGATAACTTTGGGGATATCTTTTTTATTCATCTGTTCTAAAGTCTCCCTTGCGATATCCTTTTCGAGTTCTTCATCTCTTTGAGTTGCTGGGGCTTTCGCAATCGCATCTTCCAGACTACACCTCGGATCAAATATAACTCTCCATTTCGCCCCACGTTTGCCGTAGGGTCTGCGGTTATCCTCTTTTAATATCTTTTCGATGTAACCAAAATGAACGAGCTTCGTCATGTGCTGTGATACCGCTTGTTGTGAACTTTGCATTACTTGTGCCAGATATTGTTGATTCGGAAAGAAAACCCCAGTGAAGCTATTTGCGTGAGCGCAACACAAAGCCAACACTCGAAAAGTCATCGGAAATCTATTAAATCTGAGATCACCGTAAGCTCTAGACGGTAGCACCATGTGCGCCCCTGGGGCTTGAAACTCACCTTTTGATTCTTTGGGTGCGTCTCTAATTGGATCGGGCGTTAACTTGCTATTCTTCAAGTTCAAGCTCTTTTATATCTTTTCGTAAAGTCTTGCTTTCAACAATGTTGAAGTCATATTCTGGGTACAAGGCTTTGGCTAATTTTATCTTGATTTTGTATAAATCGGTTTTGAACCCTTTCACTTCAGTTATCACCATCTTTTTATCTGTTATGTGGCTAAAGTCTGCAACGTAATGGCAGATCTTTTGCTCATTTACAATGATAGGTAAACGTGGCTGAAGCTTTAACTCTGATATCTCACCAGACGTTTCTAACGGTAATAAATACTTAAAGTAGTAAGCTGCTTCTGCTTTCGAAGCCCATCGAATCCCACCAATTAGAGGCCTTGTATTGCGATATTTTGACATAATTAAACTTTTTTTACTCTGAGGTGTTGACAACGATATCACCTTTCGCTTAGCATAAACATCGTACAAACTTAGAACGTTTGTTAAACATAATTAATAACTTACTTTGGAGAGTAAAAACATGACAAACAAACAAAGAACATGGAAAACAACAGTTGTTGACGTTCAAAGATTAAACAATTCCCGAAACGGTAACCCACGGTACGAAATTAAAACGATAGACTGTTACAGCTTACAAAACGATTATCAAAAAAAGATGGCTAATATCTGCGAGAGTGATAAACATTTTTTTAAAATGTGCGCTCAAAGTTGGAAAACCCCTGCTGATTGTGGCTGGGTATATGGTCTAAGTTTTCACGCTCTTGAGGGTAAAGAGGTGGAACTCGAATATCATTATACCAAAACTGGCCGAGTTGTATTGGACAACATAATTTTAATTTAATTTTAATTAATTACTTTGGAGAGTAAAAAAAATGAAACTACATCACACACAATACAAAAAAAATTATCAGAATTTTATTCTTGAAACGATTTCAACTGAAGAATGCTTATCTTATTGGAGTTGTGAAAAAAACGACAGATTAACTAGAGAAGTTTTTCATGGATATGAAAGGGAAGCCAAGGTGTATTATATTTTTGATCGATTCTTTTATGAAATGGATTTTCAAATAAAAAGATCGGGAAAACTTGTAGCCATGACTGAATGGCTTCAAGGGCTAGCCCTTAATATTCCACATTGGAACGATGACATAATCCCACTTGCCAAAAAAATGGGTTCAATCAATGACAATCTCACGCCTAAACAAGAGCAAAAGATCATCGATAATTATTGGTCTTTTATGGCTAATATTGTTTTGGGTTTGGAAAAAGAATATCACTAATTTTAAATTTTGGAGAGCAAAAAAAATGAAAAAACTAAATCTGTGGGAACACCCAAAAACAAATCAAAAAAGAATTTATTGCAATTTAGGACAGACTGCGAAAGTTTGGATCGAACAAACCGAGCCAGATCCACTAGGCCAGGACTACACGATCAAAACTTTTAGTAAGGATTTATTTGAGTTTCGGAACTCTTTTACCATTCCCAAACATAATATTTTTGAAAGTAAATTAGCAATATTTATTGCTGCGCTTGGTTTATCTGATCTGGCAACTGGTGAAGACGTTTTAGACGTTGCGCCTAACTTCGAATCAATAGTAAAACTTTCTAGGGGGTAGATGATGACTAAAAAACAAATACGACAAGAAATGTTAATTGAATTAGCTAATATAACTCTAACGAATGAATACATGGACTGGGTAAAAAAAGAAAAATTACCGCATTATTGTGCTGAGGAACTTTTAAACTCAGAAACACCGTTGAAGAAAAAGCAAAGAGATTGGTTAAAAACTTTTTGCACAACTTGGGAGATCGTGAACTATGAATAATAAAATAGTTGGCCTTGTCCGAGTCTCAACCGATAAGCAAGATGTTGAGAGCCAGAAATTTAAGATTAGAAACGCTTATCCGAATAATGAAATTATTTTTTATGAAGAAGAATTGTCAGGGGCTACGCCCTACGATTTACGCCCCCAGTTAGAACTAGCAGTTAAAGAAGCGTTGAAACTCTCCACGACGCTCGTGGTTGCTGAGTTATCCCGATTGGGTCGGGATGCTGGGGGTTTGATTTCTTGGCTTGGAGAAGCGAAAAAAAGGGGGTTACAAATCATTTGTTTAGACTACCCCGAACTAACTCCCGAAATACTGCCCTTCTTAGCGGGGGCAGTTCAACTTGAACGCTTGAAAATAAAAGAGAGAACTCGCTTAGCTTTACGAGCTAAAAAACATCAAGCAGAAAAAGACGGTTTCTTTATCTCGAAAGCTGGTAAAAAGGTAGATAAACTGGGCAACCCTTGTATTGACAACGCAAGGGTTTTAGCTTGTAAAAAACGAAAACAAAATGCTAATGATTTCGCCCAAAAAATATTAGTATTAATCGAGCC